TCGCGGCACCAAGAAGAACCAGGCGATCATCGACATGGTGGCGCACTTCGCGCTGCGCGTGCTGCGCGCCGGCCTGATGGGCGGGCTGACGCCGCGCACCCAGCCGTGGTTCCGCCTCACCGTCGCCGACCACAGGATTGCCAACTCGGCCGCCGTCAAGGCGTGGCTCGACCACGCCGCCGAGCGGATGCTGATGGTCTTCAACCAGTCGAATCTCTACCAGACGCTGCACCTCCTCTACGGTGAGGTCGCAGGCTTCGGCACGGCGTGTGCCCTGATGCGGCCCGACTTCGACGAGGTCATGCGCTTCTACCCGCAGACCATCGGGACCTACTGGCTGGCCAACGACCACCGCATGGTGACTGACACCTTCATCCGGCGCTTCGCGCTGCCGGCGCGCTCGGTGATCCGCGAGTACGGCGAGGACAGGGTCAGTCCCGACGTGAAGGCGCGCAAGGGCAAGGCCGGCGCCGACGGCAACGTCATGCTGCTGCACTGCATCGAGCCGAACGACGAGTTCGAGCCCGATGCGTTCGGCACCACGGGCAAGCGCTGGCGCTCGGTCACCTGGGAGGAGGGCAAGGACGACCGCCTCCTGCGGGTCGCGGGCTACGACCGCTGGCCGGTCCTGTCGCCGCGCTGGGAGGTGCTGGCCGACGATCCCTACGGCACGGGCTGCGGCCACGCCGCGGACTCCGACGTGAAGTCGCTGCAGGTGCTGGGCAAGCGCCGGCACCACGCCGTCGACAAGCACGTCAACCCGCCGATGGCGTTTCCGGCGGAGCTGAAGAACCAGCCGTCGGGCACGACGCCGGGCTTCGTGAACTACTTCGCCGGGAACCTGAACGAGAAGATCGGGCGGCCGATGTACCAGACCAACCCGTCGGTGATGATCGGTCCGCTGAAGGACCTGATCGCCGACGAGCGGGACATCGTGAACCGCTGCTACTTCGCCGACCTGTTCCTGATGATCTCGCAGATGGACGGCATCCAGCCGCGCAACCAGCTCGAGATCATCGCGCGCAAGGAAGAGAAGCTGATGATGCTGGGCCCCGTGCTGGAGAGCCTGCACGGCGACCTGCTCAAGCCGCTGATCGACTGGGCGTTCGAGGAGATGGTCCGGCATCGCCTGTTCGCGCCGCCGCCGCGCGAGCTGGAGGGCTGGCCGCTCGAGGTCGAGCTGATCTCGATGCTGGCGCAGGCGCAGGGTGCCGCGCGGGTGCAGTCGATCGAGCGCAGCGTCGGCTTCGTCGGCTCGCTGGTCGGCGCCTTCCCGCAGGCCGGCGACAAGCTCGACGTCTACGACGCGATCGACAAGCACGCCGATGCGATCGGCACGCCGGCCGGCATCATCCGCTCGACCGGCGAGGCACAGCAGTTCGCGCAGGCGCGGGCAACGCAAGCGGCGATGGCGCAGGCTCTGCAGGCCGGGTCGGCGCTGGCGCAGGGCGCCAAGACGCTCTCCGAAGCCCAGGTCGGCGACCGCAACGGCCTCGAGGCGGTCACCGGCGCGTCGCCGGCGCAGGAGGCGTCATGAGCCGCGACCTCAACGATCCTCGGCAGAACAAGCGGCTGGAGCAGCTGGCGAGGCTCAGGGACGAGGGCGACGACGAGGCGCTCGCGGCCGTGATGCGGACCGAGGACGGGCGGCGGGTGCTGTCCCGCCTGGCGCGCGACTTCGGCTGGATGGCCGAGACCTGGGACGCCACCAGCGCGCGGCAGACCGACTTCAACGCCGGCCTGCAGAGCGCGGCGCGCAAGCTGATGGGGTGGGCCGAGAGCGTCGCGCCGGCCGATTTCCTGACCGCCATCGGCGAGGCCACCCGGCGCGATGTCGAGGCGAACACGCTCGGCGCGGCGGCAACTCTTGAGAAGGACGAGGACAATGGCTGAAGACACCGGAAATACCACGACCGACACCGCGGAGACGAAGGCTGCGGAGACGACGCAGGCCATCGATACGGAGGGCACCGAGACCACGGCGACCGAGACCGAAGCCAGGGGCACGGAGACAAAGGCCGAAGAGACGAAGACCCAAGAGACGAAGACCCAAGAGACGAAGACGGCCGATACCAAGGCCGAGCCCATTGCTCAGAAGCAACTCGTTGCTCAGAAGCAACCCGTTACTCAGAAGCAACCCGTTACTCAGAAGCAACCCGTTGCTCAGAAGCAACCCGTTGCTCAGAAGCAACCCGTTACTCAGAAGCAACCTGTCGACTACGCCAGGGTGATGTCGGAAGCGCCGATGCCGGAAGGCTTTACCCTCGATCCCGAGGCGGCGAGGGCCGGCGGCGAGCTGTTCGCCAGGCACAACATTTCACCCGAGGCCGTGAAGGACCTCATCGCTCTTTACGCCCAGCAGCAGAAGGCGGGCGCCGATGGCAATGCCAGGGCGTTCGCTGACCAGGTCGGGACGTGGAAGGCGACTGCGGAGAAGGCAACGACTCCGGAGGAGCGTGGCGTCGCCAGGGATGCGGCGCTCAGGATCTTCGGCAAGGACGAGGTCGCGCTGTTGGAGCACTTCGGTGTGACCAACCGCGCCGGCTTCATCAAGGCTCTCGCGAAGATCGGCAAGATGGCGATCCAGGACGACACGCTGGTGCCCGGCGATGCCGGTGGCAGCAACGGCGCTCGCGATGCTCGCGCGCATTTCCCGAACAGCAACATGAACCCGTAACGCGCCTCTGAAGGCGCTTAGGAGGCCCACCGTGGCAACCGCAAACATCACCACCGCCTACACGCTGGCGGATTTCGCCAAGAACCTCGCGCCCGACGGCTCGATCGCCGACGTGGCCGAGCTGCTGAGCCAGCGCAACGAGATCCTCGAGGACATGCTGTGGATCGAGGGCAACCTGCCCACCGGCCATCGCGACTCGGTGCGTACCAGCCTGCCGACGCCGACCTGGCGCCGCATCAACCAGGGCGTCGATCCGAGCAAGACGACCGAGGCGCAGGTCACCGACACCTGCGGCATGTCGGAGGCGATCGCGGTCGTCGACAAGGCGCTCGCCGACCTCAACGGCAACTCCGCCTCGTGGCGCATGAGCCAGAACAAGGGGTTTCTCGAGGGCATGGCGCAGGACATGGCCGCCCAGCTCCTCTACTCGAACTCGGCGCTCGCGCCGGAGAAGCCGATGGGCCTGGCGCCGCGCTTTGCCTCGCTCTCGACCGGCACGTCGCAGACCGCGAACAACATCGTCACCGGTGCGGGCGCCACGGCCTCGCAGCAGTCCTCGATCTGGCTCGTGGGCTGGGGCGACGACAAGGTGCGCGGCATCTTCCCGAAGGGCTCGCCCGCGGGCCTGCAGGACACCGACGAGGGCGAGGACTGGGCGTTCGACGCCAGCAACAAGCGCTACAAGGCCTACATCACGCACTACGTGTGGAAGGCGGGCCTCAGCGTCAAGGATTGGCGCTACATCGTGCGCGTCGCCAACGTCGACACCTCGGCGAACGCCGGCGGCCTGCGCTCCTCGACGCCGCCCGACCTCGTCGACCTGGTCGACCAGGCGATCGCGAAGATCCCCAACCTCGGGGCGTGCCGGCCGGCGCTCTACATGAACCGCACGGTCAAGCGCCACTTCAACAAGCAGCGCAACCGCGGCGCCCAGGCGTCGAGCACCGTCAACCTGACCACGATCCGCGACACCTCGACCGACGACCAGCGCGGCGTGATCAAGCGCTTCGAGAACTACGACGGCATCCCGCTGCGCATCGTCGACCAGATCCTCAACACCGAATCGGTCGTGTCCTAAGGTTCCTCTGAAGGAACCTGGCACCCGGGAAAGGAACCAGAACCATGTCCATCGTCGACAACAACCTCTACATGAGCGACGCCCAGGCGGTCACCGCCACGGCGGCATCGACCAAGAGCCTCGATATGGCGACCGCGCTGCGCAACGTGGGCGGCGGCGAGCCGATCGAGCTCGTGGTGCAGGTCGCCACGGCCGCGGACGCCTCGGGCTCCGCAACCGTCGTGTTCTCGCTCGACGACAGCGCCGACAATTCCTCGTTCACGGTGGTCGCGCAGACCCCGGCGATCGGCAAGGCCACTCTGGTGGCGGGCTACGAGGCGCTGCGCATCCGGCTCCCCGCCGGGCTGCGCCGCTACATCCAGGTGACCTACACCGTGGCCACCGGGCCACTGACCGCGGGCACCTTCAACGCCTATCTCGTGCTCGACCGCCAGGACAGCGTCGCCCGGCCGTCCGGCTTCAGCGTCCTGTAGGGAGCCCGACACATGGCCAAGGCCAAGCACCATGCCGAGCGTCACGACGCCGTGCCGGAAGCAGTCAGTGCGCCTGCCGCGCTTCACGAGGTGAAGAAGGGCGACCGGGTTCGCCTGCTCGAGCCGCATTACGACGGCTTCCAGCGCATCGAGGCGGGCGCCGTCGTGCGCTGGTGGAACGACACCCCGCCGGACCCGCGCAACGCGGCGCCGGTGGAGAGCAGCGAGCCGACCCCGCTCGACGCCCCGCCGATGACCGACGGCAAGCCGCCGGCCGATTACGTCGACCCGCTGACCGGCAAGAAGCCGGTCGTGGGCTCGGTCTGACCCGTCCCGGAGCCGGCACAGGTTCGTTCATACGAACAGGTTCGTTCATACGAACAGGTTCGTTCATACGAACAGGTTCGTTCATACGAACACCACCGGCTCCGGCTCTCTCCCAAGTCGAGAATGGAGTCCCGATCATGACGCACGACGTCGGCTACCTCGACCAGACACGGGCCAACGCGCCGCGGGTGCCGGTCACCAAGTTCACGCCGCTGCCGGTCTCCGCGGGCACCGACTACGAGACCGTGGCGGTGAGCCAGACCGATCAGATGATGGGCGCGACGGGCGCGGTTGGTGATTATCTCGCCGGCGTCCTGATCGTTCCCGGCACCACGTCGCCGGGCGCCGTGTCGATCAAGGACGGCAACGGGTCGGGCATCACGATCTTCGCCGGTGGCGCGGGCAGCGTCGCGACCCTGCATCCCTTCTTCGTGCCGATCGGCGCTCGGTGCATTGCCGCCACGACACCGGGCTGGAAGGTCACCACGGGCACGAACGTGACGGCCGTCGGCGTGGGCTCGTTCACCTGATGAGCGCCCTGCTGGCATATCGGGCAACGGGCCCCGGCCCCCTCTGGGCATGGACGCCGGACGTTCTCGGCGTGTCCCTCCTGGCATGGTGGGACGCCGAGCGCCCCGACCTGATCACCCACTCGGGCGGGGCGGTTTCGTCGTGGAAGGACATCATCGGCGGCTACGATCTGGCGCAGGCCACGGGGGCCAATCAGCCGACCTATGACGCCACGGGCGCGCCGCGCGGTGCGCCGTGCGTGACGGGCAACGGCACGAGCCAGTGCCTCGAATTGACCGGCGTGCCTGCGGGCATTCCCACGGGCGAGACCCCGTGCGAGACGTGGCTCCTGCTGAACGACACTTCGCAAGAGGGCGACTTTTCGAGCCGCACACAGGGCGGCTGGGGAGGCACGAGCGCGGCCAACAGTCGCCGCATCTTGAGCAACGGTATTACCCTCCCAGGCGGAGGCCTTGGCCGCAAATTCCTTGCCGTGCAGGGCAATGGGGCCAGTTCGTCAACATCCAATTCCGACGTCAACATCCGGGACAACGGCTGGCACGTCGTGCGCGTCATCGCGTCGAGCACCCTGTTGACGGTCGAGGTCGACGGCATCGCCAACACGCCCGTCGCCAGCACCCCGGCCATCGCCACAACCCGCATGCGCCTGTTCGCCTCGACAGCCACGGTGGCAAACGCCTTTCACCTTGGCTCGATCGCGGCGTGTCTGATCACCGGGCTGCAGACTGACGGGCAGGCGACCTTGCTCCGTAGCTATCTCAGCGCGAGGGCTGCGCCATGAGCGCGCTATACGTCGAACGTCACCCAGCCTCGCGCCGGAGTGACGGTCGCGCCCATGCGTTGCCAGTCATCCAGAAGGTGCGGGTAGAACTGGCCGCTCGCTGGGTCGCGGTTCAGTTCGAGACGAAGCTGGCCCGGCCTCACCAAATGGCGCTCCAGCACGGCCGAAAGGAAGCTCCGCCATTCCTCGACGGTCCAGCGCCGTCTCTTGTTTTCGGCGATCTCGACACCATCGAAGGAGACGCCGGTCGCCGTCACGAGATCGAAGCGGCCGAGACCGGGCGGAAAGTGGTTCTCGATCGTGATCTTGTGGACGGCGCGCCGCACGCCCAGCATGTCGTGCAGTTCGGCGTAGATCGGCTGCTTGGGCGTCACGAGGCCCAGCGCCTCATGCCCGAGAACCTCGCCTATGGCGGAAAAGACGCCGGAGGTGGCGCCAAGGTCCAGAATCCGCCGCTTGGGCTCGTCGAACAGGCCGACCCGGCGCGCCCGTTCCAACGCGCGCCATGTACCTCAGGCAATATCCATGTTGCGGTGCGCGGCCCCTCTAAGGCGGGCCTCGTCGCCCAGGATATCGCGGTGTCGCTCTTGCAGGGCAGCGAAGGCGGCCGGATCAACCCGCGCCATCACCTTGTCGAAGACTTCGCGATCCGCATCGCCCTTGCCTCGGATCAAGGGTCGGATGAAAGCGGCTCTCTCCAGAAGGGGAACGGCGGGGGCTGTCGGGACTGGCATTGCGGGACCATAGCACAGGGACCCGCGATGGACGCAAAGGAGAACCGGACCGTGTGTGACGCATGAACACCGGCCAATCCCATCCCTCTGCCACGATTCGGGCGCTCACCGCGGAGCCTGATCATGGCCGATGACGCTCAACTCGCCCTGCATCGTATCGACACCCACGAGAAGGTGTGCACCGAGCGCTATG